GTCTGTAATGAGGCTAGAGTATCAAGTACATACTGAGAAGTGCCGCCACCATTAGTAATGACCTTGATGGATTCAGCGAGATCAGGAGCAACAACTTCACCAACATTAAGTTCAATCCCTGAAGACAAAGAGATAATAAGTGCACCATCAAAGTCAATACGAGCAGAGGTGACAGACACACCATCAACACCATTGCTTCCGTCAATCCCATCCTGACCACGCTCACCTTTATCGCCTTTTGCTCCATCTCTGCCGTTTCTTCCATCTTTGCCATCTCGACCATCCTTCCCGTCAATACCATCACGACCATCTTTGATAGTAGAGACACGCTTTTCAATAGCGTTACCCACATCATCAAAACGGGAACGAATGTCGGACTCAATCTTCTTGAGTGCTTGGACAACAAGATCAACATTCTCGCCAATCTTGCGTTTTTGCACTTCTTTGGCTTGAGCAACAGAAGAACGAACAGAATCCAAAACAGCCATCTGCTGTTCTGGAGTCATATTCTTGAGAATTAACTCTTTGGCTAGGTTTTCTACATCCATTATTCAGTACCAGTTTGAGCAGAACTTAACTGCTGGCTAAGTTGGTTCAGGAAGTCTTCTTCCATGCCTGAAATCTTGTTGTTCTTCTCTGCCATCTGCAATTCAACAATCTTAGACTTGTTCTTGATGTCAGCTTCCTTCAACATCAACTCAGCAATCTTGACTCTCTTGTCAAATTCCTTAGAAGCAATGTCATCCTGATTAGGCAAGTTCTTAGTCATTGCCGCCATGTTCTTGGACTGCACTTCTTGGGGCATTAACTGTGTTTCAACCACCAATTTCTGTGCCTCAGCCCTGTTTTGCTCTGCCGCAGTAGTGTTTACAGCAATTTGAGCCTGTGCCGCTTGAATAGCCAACTGCTGTTGCATCTGTTGCATCTGCTGTGCTTCAGGATTTGGTTGCATCATCTCATCCAACTTAGCCATCAACTCCATTCTGTTGGACAAACTGCTGTTTCCTACGATTCCTTTAAGCAAAATAGGCAAAACAGGGGTACTTGCACCCAAAGTCTGCAACAAACCAATGAATTGTTGCTGTTCATACTCCCTAGCAATGATGCCAAGGGTTGCAGTGGGTATAAAGTTCATATCCACAGAGGGATAACGCTCTGGGTCAAACTGCATATAGCGGAAAGCCGCCTTTTTGATGAATGGAATCAAGAAATCTTCTTGGAAATTCACCAAAGTACGCTTGTATTTCTTGATGATCGAGGCAACAGCCATCGACATACCACCCCCATCACGGCTTGCCTGTGAAACCATGCCGTTAGAGTCCAGCGTACCAGTAGCTTGTAGCAACATACGCTCAAAATCCTTGGCAGTTGCTAGGTTATTGGGGTCACTTTGACCAAACTTGAACGGGTAAAGAATCTCATTGGGGTTGCCATTGGTCAAAATAGCCTTACCAGCCTTAATCTCAAACTTCATACCACGGGGCAAGCGTGTGGCATCCATAGCAACCATAGGGGCAGTGGTCAAAGCGAGTGAATCCAAGTGCGCCCTAGTCTGAGCATCAATAGCTTTTTGCATATTGAATGCCTTTTCCACTGTACCTCGCCCCAATAAACGATTAGGAATCGTATCATCTTGGTACGATAATACGGGTCTGTCCTTCATCATGTATGGGTTTTCTTCAGCCTTGAGCAACAACCCATCATTGGCAATCACGACAATGGCTTCAACCATGTCTGTATAGTCTTCAGCCGCTGAATTCTCAGGGAATAACTCAACAATCTCTTTGTTTTCTTCAAGATTGTTCAAGTATTCACGGGGTACTAAGCCGTAATATGTCAGCAACAATACCTTTTCATCCTGATACTGGCTTACCTCTTGGGTAGGCTCAAGATCAGTATCTTCATAGGTAGGCGTAATATCCACCTTGCGATAGATGCCCTTCTCGATACCAGCAACAACCTTGTGGATAGAGACATACTTCTCAATAGCCACGCCCATACAGTCATCAATGCTTGTGCCGTTAGGGTCAAACAAGAAATTCTTAGGGTTAACTGGCATGATCTTCACGCCAATCCTGTCTCTCTCCATCACACCAATAGCGGCTTGACCCATCTGATTAGGGATAGGCTGAGTCGATGGGATGTACTCTTTCTCAGTCTTGACAATGATCTCACCAATGCCAGTTCCATAGATTTCAGCCATCAACTCGATCTGGTCGATAGATTTTCTGATCTTGTCTTTCTTGAAGTCTTCCATCAACTGATTCTTAATCATCTCAATGTCAATGGGGTTGCCATTAACATCTTGGATGTTGTCTTCAATGTCGAAGAAGTCGCCCTGACCAAAGATAGCTTCCATGATCTCAGCATGGCGAGTCTCAACAGCTTGCTGAGTTGCAGGGGTAACAATACGGCTACGCTCTGATTCCCTTGTCTTGTCTTCAGATGCCCACTGACCTCGGAAGATGCGCTCGTACTCTAGCCAATCAGGGAGAAAGTTTGTATCTCTGTAGTCACGCCACTTGGTACAGTGGTCGGTTACAAAGGCGGTTAATTCTTTGTCAGCCTCGGTAGGCTCATAAAACTCGTTTTGTTCTAACTTATCTGTTGCCATAGTGTTACCTTATAGATGAACCGATTGTATTTCCAAAGGGGTCAGAGTATGTGGGAGTTTGTATTTGACTTGCTGGCATCCCATTCCTCTCAAGAATGGTCATGCTCTTTTCTTCATTTGGGAAGACTACGAAGTTGCGAGTGCCTTGACCAGTAGCCCTTGAACCCTCGTCAAGATATTTGATGCCAGCAATTCCAGCATCAGCCAATTCTTGGCTTGCATTCTTAGCCCCATAGTTTGCCGCATTGGTAAAGACATCAGATTTCTTGCCCTCGCTCATTAACTCTGCAAGTCTGTTGTATATCAAAGAACCAGTTGGCTCATTACCACCAACATCTTTTGCGGCTAATTGCGATCTATATGGGTTCATCGAATCTTTCAACCAATTTTGAATAGTCTTTGGTTGTTGGCTCAGTGGCTTATCCCAATCCAGCATGGTTGCTATCTTCTCGTCAGGAAGATCAACTTTGTAAAAATTACCTGAAAGTTTTGCTTTACCAGCATCTAAACTTTCAAGTTGTTTAAGCACATCTTCTTTGGATGCACCAAGATATTTAGAATCTAAATTAGATAGCGCAAATTTTGCATCCGCTAAATTAGGTTTGTTTATCCAAATTTGACCAGCAATTTGTTCAGGTGACCCATAAGGCAAATCTTGAACATTTTTTACAGTCCCATCAGCAAATCTCAATTCGCCATATTTTGATAATGTATTTTGATAAGTCCTTGCAACATCAGGAGATTCAGCCGTATATATTCCATACCCATACGCTTGATTACCCTCACCAGTTCCTATCTTTGAGGCATCAAACTCACCCAAAGGGTTGCGAGGTGTGGGAGGTAATGTGTGAGGCGTACCATGATAAACATCAAGCAACTTAGGCTTTGGCGTAAGTTGACCAAGCAATGACCTAGTGGGTTGACCCGTCATAGCGGCATTGATTTCAGCACCAGCCATGCGTCCAACAGTTTTACCAACCCTACCAGCTACAGGCGCAAAAGGCGCAACAGTCATAGCCGCACCAAAAGTTTCAGGCAATAGTCTGCTTGTACCACCAAGTCCACCAGCACCACTAGTCAGAGGCTCACCATATGAGATACGTTCAGCAGTCTTCTGAACATCGCCTACACCCATGAAGTTCATTATGGGTTTCCTACTGGCATAGAACAAATCCAAAGCAGGAACACCCGTCTTTGGAAGATCAGGCATATTCAACGCACCGCCCAATACATCAGAGAACAACCCTGAGATGAAACTTCTAGGAGTCTCTCTTATCTCACCCGTAATAGGCGCAGGGTTCAAACCCTGTGGCTGTGGATAACGCAACTCTTGCGTTGTAGCAAATGGGTCTTGACCACGGGACAACCTATCTAAAGCAAACTGTTGTGCTTTTCGATCTATCTCAGGTGTAATATTTTTAGCCCTCACCGACTGCAACTCATCAACAGTCAATGTAGGCACAATCAAAGGATACTGAACTGTCCTACCACCAACCTCAAATGCAGATGAAAACTCTGTCATTGGGTTATTAATAGTTCCAATGTTGCCAAAGTAACCGCCACGCTTGGCAGTTGTAGGTTGACTCAAATTCTCAGCGTATCTAGTCCCATAAGGCGCAAGACCTTGACCATCACCATTCCCCCGCAAACCATATAGATAGTTGCGCCCAAATGGGTCACTCCCAAATATATCTAATGGTTCACCATCCTGAGAATACTGATCTGCCATCTGTTAACCTCACAAACCTGAAATGATATCTAACGGTTGCCACTCGTCTTCATCATCTGCCTCAAAGTAAGAGGTTATAGACAACTGATCTATATAACTTAAAGAATCAGGTAGATCATCCTGTACCCCCTGACTAGGGAACATCAGCAACTGATCTAGGAACTCAGTCCAGTCCTCATCCTTGTTAAGCACGATTCTGCCATGCTCAAACCTTCCTTGCAATGCCCAAATTATACGATCTGACTTCTTCCTGTTCCCATGCGTCAAATCCACTATATGAGCATATATGTTCGATTTTCGCATTAAATCGCTCAAATAGGGAAGCACCGCATTCTTTAACGCCCCACGCTCAATCCCAATGGATAGTGGCTTATAGTCCCTAATAGCCATCAAGATATTAACCGCAGTCGTGCGAATGTCCCACCGACCATGCTCAATCTTCTCTACATACCACTTGCCATCCTCAGTCACCTTAACCACCGATATGGCAGTCTGGTCTAGACGCTTCTTGGAGTTGGCGGCTTGCTTTGCCACTTCCTCAAACCCCGCTAAGTCAACCGCTATGAAGTAACTCCCCTGTTCAGGAATCTCCCCATACTTAATCCACTCCTCCTTGAATACATCGCTTCCCGCATTGTCAAAGGATGCCATATACTCTTGCTTGAAAGCGAAGCTGGAAAGGGTCTTCTTTGCACTCTCGATTTCGCTAGGGTCAATAAGAGGGTTATCTTGGGTAGTAAAGTGCCAGCTTTTCCAATCCTCGTCTTCTTCCGACTGCCCTAAGTTATACAGGTCATATAACCAATTTCGTCCCTTTGGTGTCGATATGAACAGGGCTTTTCCCTTTTTATCGGACAAAGACGCTCGAATAACTTGCTCCCAAGTCTCAGGCTTAATGTCAGCTACCTCGTCCAAGACTGCATATGTCAGACTAATACCCCGCAATGTATCGGGTCTGTCACTGCCCCGAACATATATCTTTGCGCCGTTAATGAGGGTAACTTCCATGTTATTAACATGGCTGGATTGGATGATCTCCCGACCAACATCCAGCAACACATCCCACACAATCTGTCTCGCCTGTCCCTGAGTCGGGGCGACATAAAGCACCGCACTACCAGCAGGGCAACTCAAACCCTCTATTAAGAGTGTCGTTACCGCTAACCTTGACTTACCGCATCTGCGCCCCGCCACGACAACCTTGAACCTCGTCTTATCGGCATAGACCTCCTGTTGCCACGGCAATAGCGCAAAGTTCAGGTCAGCCATTCTTAGCCTCTATGTCTTCTATATCACTTGGCTCGATTGTCGTTGCGGTAGGTGCGCCTATGCCAGTGATATTGATCGTGACTGCACTCCTCTGGCTCTTATCCTTTTCAAACATACTCACTGGGAGGGTGCGGTCAACACACATCTTGATAGCCGCCATCTGTGCGGGGTGATTGTCATTCAACGCTATGGAAATCATCTTCTCAACAACATCCTTACCACTCGACCTGATAAGCATATCCTTCAAGTCCTTGATACGCTGGTTGTCAGTCTTGGGTAACGCTAAGTCAGGATTCCTTGCGTACTCCTGTATCTGACGCTTTAAGCCAAATACACCCTTGGGTCTGCCAGCCTTCTTCTTGATGGGCTGTGGGGCTTCATCTTGGATGCTGTCAATCTGCTCTATTTTCACGATTGTCCTTGGGAGTTGTGGGCGTGATAGGGGGGGACTATAGCAAATTGGGAATTGATAGTCTTCTTTTTTTTCATGGTCAGGTTGGTGGAGTCGCCCTTTTTCTATTTTTCCTTTTTCGGTATAGCGGATGTACCCACAACTTTGACCGACCGACCGACCCCCCTCCCCCCCGTCTAAAAATCGACGAGTTATCCACAGGCATCTGTGGATTCTGTGGATAACTTCTGTAAGTTGTTGATTTTGCTAGACATTTTCTAAACGCTTACATATCGCTTACAAAATCGGTTTTATACAACATCCATTATGTTAACTTTAAATATCTGAAAGTGTTACACGCATCTGCAAACTGTGACAGGAAATGAAACCAGATTGGCAAATTGTGGACAACTTGCCCTCCGATCTGTGGATAACCTGTGGATAACTTTTATATTTCTCAATCTGAAAAGGATTTTCTGGGCGGTGCTGGAGAGGGAGAGAGGCGGGTGGTGCTTTATCGGGGTACATTGTCATCGTAATGCCGTTTGGATTACATTGTAAATAGGATAGATTCGCATTCAATAATTCTTAATAAAACTACGCTAATCTTTAGACCATCAATGCCGCTAGAACGCATTAAAACCGCCATTAAAGGCGGGTTAACTAGCTATCCTTATCTACCCCTAAGAAATCCTTTAGATCGTGCTGTGGGCGGTATCCTAGCTCCCACAAGATCGCAAAGCATTCAAGGACATTCTTGAACCCAAGGGAAATGTCACCACGACCAGCACAGGCAAGGATTGCCTTGTCTGCATCACTCAGAACCCTGTTGAAGTGGGTTGTATGTACGCTGGCTGGTCTAGCCACGATTCAACGGCTTATATTTAGGCACATAGTCAGAACCACCCTCAAAAGCATGGAGATCGTCTTCCATGTCATCAAATCCTGAACCATTACCGAATCCCTCTTTAGGGGTGAACTTAGTCATCCTCGCCGTAGGCGCAAGCGCCTTGGCTTTAATGATGGTTTGAACCATAGGCTCTTGCAGAAACACCTCGATCTCCTCCAATGTCCAGATGTTGCCATTGTTTATGTCTTTGCGTTGCCGCTGTAAGTCAACGGCATCGTTCTCTGTTCTAACGACTACCATCGGAACTCCCTTGACTGACTTCCATTCAAGGAACTGGATGGGCGGGTTAGGTTCAATCTCATTTTCTTCAGCCCACTTCTCCAAAGCATCGAAACCTTTACACATTCCATGCACAGCTTTATGTAGCCTATCAATCTCACCCAAGTCCAGAGCATCCCAAACTCTACCCATCTGAACCCAAAACTTAGCCCTAAACTCAGTGTCAACTAAAGTAATCAATCGGTCAACACCCCATTTCTCGTAGTGTTGACCCTTTTTACGCTCCAACTCCACCAGCACAGCATTAGATTGAATCTCCCACTGCGTTGCCTGTCTCGCTGGCTTAATGACTTCAGGAACATCTTTTCTTGACCTTGATCTAACCATTTTCAAAACTCCTTAAACAAAAGACAAAGAGACAAACCGACAGGAGACAAACCCCTTATCATAGATAAGGGGTGGTTTGTCCCCATCTCCTCTAGGGGACATTTGTCTCGTTTGTCCCCATTTGTCTCGTTTGTCACTGGATAAGCATACAGTGTTTACCATCTAATCCTCCAAAAGTTAATCAAATTCTGCCTAATTTTTAAGCAACTGCCTAAAAAACAGGCAATTTCAAGGGTGGGGACAAACCTAATTTGTCATTTGTCCCTCGGGTAAACCCTTACTTGTCACTGTATATATATACATCTTTGTCCCCTTTGTCCCCAGTTGAGAAGTCAATCGTAGACTTCAACCAAACCCAATTAGACCCAATTACAACCTTATTCACGGCTACAAGTCTCTCCCTTGCCCGTAGCCAAGCCTTCTTAAAAGCCGCCCGATCATCCTCAGTACAGCCTTTTAAGTTCCAAAATTCATCTCTCCAATCATCCAAACTCACGCCATACCTGCTAGTACCATCTACTACACGATATGAGCCTTTAGCCTTAATCGCCTTATAGAGAGAATCCAACTCAATCTTCTGATTTCCACCACTTCCTGAGTTGTTTTTCGTACCCTTTGGCTTGCTACTGGCGATCTCAGGGTTATGCCTCACGGCTAAAGAGGTAATGGTTTCAAACCCCAAGGCTGACTCTCCCACCTCAACATTCACCACCTCGATGCCAACGGCTATGGAATCCGCACCATCTTTCTGCTTGGTGACTGTCAGGATTGCGTTTCCGATAACTGACGGGTCTGCTGAGTTGATGACCGAATCCTGCCTTTGTATCTCAAGTTCTGTATCCACTGCACCAAGCAGAGAACTATGTCCTCGCAGACCTTTCGTAATGTCTTTACCGCTATGGTGGATGAGAAGCATGGCACATAGATAGATGGCTTGCAACTTACCAGCTTGGGTGATGAAACCACCCATATCTTCTGATGAATTCTCGTTAAAGCCTCCACCACTCATACGCATCAAGGTATCTAGGATGATTAGTTCAAGTGGTTCATCAATTTGCGCTATTAACTCGTTGATTGCGTTGATTAAGGCATCAAAGTCCTCTTGGCTTGATCTGATATTGATTTGCGCCCTGATGACATACAGATTAGCGCCATCTGGAGAGTTGTTCTGTATCTTGCAAGCCTTCACCCTAGCGCCCATACCGCCATGACCTTCACCAGCTATGTACAGGACTGCGCCTTTCTTTGGTACTTTGTATCCCATCCATTCACGCCCTGTAGCCACTGCTTCTGCAATATCTAGGGCAATGAACGACTTGAATGATGCTGGCGGTGCATACAGTGCTACAAATGCTCTCTTTGGGATGATTGACTCTATGAGCCACTCAACTGGTTCATCCTTTATGGAGTCCCAAGACTCGACCATGAACTTGGGTTTAGGTGCTGAATCGGAATCTTCTTGAGTTTGCGTAGTCTCTGCACTCTCCAACAATCTTTGTGGAGTCTGAACCATGTTCAGGGACTCTACTATGGGAGATGCTTTCGCTATTTGCGCCAGCAAGGTGCGAGAGCCATCGTATCTGTTGACCCACTCGTAAGCATCTTCTTTAGGGTTACTGAGGTTCAAGTCCAAGACTCTGACGCTCTTTGCCAAGGGTAGCAGTGCCTCTACCACCTTTTGAGCGTAACTCCAGCCTACAAGATCATTGTCAGGCACGATTACCACATTGGCATCTTTAAAGTATTGGTTGAGTTCCTCGTTCCAACCACCAGCGCCAGCGTGAGATGTTGTAGCCACGACCCCAAGACTGCCCAAGGCATCTGCCGCCTTTTCACCTTCAGTGATGTACACAACTCGTCCAGCGGCTGTTGCCTGTTGCAGATCGGGGAGTTTGTAGGGTACAAGGCGACAATCTCCTAATTTGCCAACTCTTGTACCATCAGGCATAACTCTAAGGGTCTTATATGTCTTGCCCTTGGAGTCAAAGGTCTTGAATCTTTGTTTGATAAAGAGTGGCTCTCCATCTTCATCTGTATATACCCATTCATGCTCAAGCACTGGTGTTGAGATGAGGGGTATGGGTTTCATTGGCTTGATGCTATCGAGGTAGTCGGGTCTATCGGGTAATGCTGGCAGGAGTCCCATCTCTTTGATAGTTGAGAAGACTGTATGCTGATCGCACCCACCATGACACTTGAATAGGAAGTTGCCATCATCCGACATAGTGATAGACAGGCTTGGATGCTTGTCGCCGTTACCTTGACCATGACTAGGTACAGGGCATGATGCTAAGTAACCACCACCAACTTTCTTTGCGTTACCCAAACTGGACGCTATTTCTTGTGCTGACATT